GGGGTATCGGATTAACCGATAACGGGAACAATAGCGGACGGGTGCGGTTAAGTGTTGGATTATCCGACGACGGGGGTCGTCTGGAGTTCTAAGACGATCCGGTTTATCGCCTCTTGGATTTTTTCTTTACTGTCTGCGAATTCTGCGGATAGTTCTAGATGGATCCAATCGGACGACGCGGATCCGCCTCCCTCGATAACTCCCTTTTTGTTGTCTAGCCATGCGTTACGGTCACACTTCCAAGTACGGCCGCCGCCGAGACCTTTCGTATAGGAGTAATCCGTTAGGAGTTCTAGCCCGAGTTCGTCGGCGTGTTTAACGAGTAGGTCTATCCATTGGACGACGTAGGTCCGTGACGAGCCCGCTTTCTTGGCGGTCTTTCTATAGGAGATATCGGCGGCGCGTCCGGTGGCGTGGACGCTCATCGCGGTCTTGCCTCTCATCGGTCGCATGACGTAGGTCCCGTTATTCCAGAGTTTGCTACCGGAGAGGTAGTCAATACACGCGACTAAATGCTCGAGTCCGGGGCGCTTACCTTTACCGACGCCCTCGGTGTTACCGGTGTATTTTCTACTCATCGTCTTTTTCTTTCTCTTGTTTGTCTCGGAGCCCGTTACTCGCGAGGACTCCGCCCAAAAGACCTAGGAGCGCCATAAAAGCAGGGTTTAAGATACTCAAAAATTCTTGATCCGTGGGGCTTGGTTCGAGCGGTTGGACGACGAAAAGCACGCCGTACAAGATCCCGAGCATAGAGACGCCGAAAACGAACGAGAGGGTAATCCCGACTACGAAAATGAGCCGGGCTTTAATCTCAGAGTTAGAGAGTTTTTTCACGGTGTCGTCGCTCCGTTGGAAGTGTCGCAACGGCGACCGGACGGATCGGTTTCGCAAGTGTGCCGGGTACGGTCCGCGCAACCGCCAACGATGAACACGAGAGCGATCGCAAGGCCGGCGGAGATTAGGAGAGTTTTCATATTAGGGGGTTGTTTATTTTGTGAACACACTCGGCTACCCACGTTTTATATTCCTCGTCCGTCATTAGGCGCTCGGTGTCGTCTACTTGGATAAAAACGGCGTTCTGCGGGTTTGCGGCGATGTATTCCTCGGGGCTCATAATTAGTTTCTCATTCCGTAAACTCGGATCGTTCCGCCTGTCATGGTTCCGACGGCCGTCGCAAGAATAAACGACGTGTAAGAAGTTGTCGTATTTAGATAACCGGTCTGGTTACCTGCGTAAAAAATCCCATTCGGTACCGAGGATCTGATACTCGTCGCTTTACTCAGAAACGGCGAGTTTAATTCGATAAAAGCATGGAGGCCGGAGGGTTGGCCTGATCCGCAATAGTCCCACGTTCCTGCATTCGATCCGCCGGTCGCTTGTAACGTCGCGTTATATGTCGTATAGGTCAGAGAGTAATAATATCCCGCTACCGCCGCGCCTAATTTGAGGTTAAAAGCTGAGCCGGCGATGTTGTTCGCGCCTCCTGAGACTGTTATTAAGTAGTTGTCATATAACGACGAGAAAGCCGAGGTTACGGTCACACTTGTAACGCCGGTCCCTATTGTTTGTCTTTTAACAAGTACGAGACCGCCGGCGAAAACTTGAGCGTCTATCGCGTCGGCGAGGGTTCTAATGTCTAGGGCGCCGTCTGCTACCGGGTCGGTGTCGTCCGGTGTCGGCCATGCGAAGTTGGGGGTACTTGCCATGGGTTAAATATACTCCCTTAGTAGGTCGTTCCAAGTGTATGGGTCTATCGCGGCGGAGTTCCAGAGTACGCCGCTAACAATGTCGGACCAGCGTTGGGACGGTCGGGTGAGTCTGGCGTCCGAGAGGTTTAACGTAATACTCCAAAATTCCTGACCTATACGCTCGAAGTATCCCTCGACAAAAAAATCTAGACCGTCTACGTTAAACGCTCCGAATGTTGGGAGTTGGGTTAGTTGCCCGTTTCTGAGCGTGGAAATTATCGCCTCTTGGCGTGCGGCGGTCATTGTAGAGAGTTCTATTTGGATCGCGCTAAAAGTGAATTCGGGTCGGGCTCGGTTTACGACTATCCGCCGGGCGAGTGTGAGCATGTCGTCGTCCGTATTAAGTAGAGAATTAAAACTATATTCGTAGATCCCGTTATCGGTTATATCCGTAGCGTCCTCATAGGTGACCGTGTCTATGTCGTTAGAGATCCTTGCGCGGTTAATTTTTTCTTGGCTAGTTTTTCTTATTGACCAGACGTCTAAGACTTCCGTATCGCTATAACTCTGATACGGGTCTAGGGAAATCTGCTGACGCCGCGCCTCACTATCGGTGAAACGTAAGTCTCCGGTGAGAATGTCGCGAAAGAAAACGCCGGACGGCTCCGAGTTGGTGACCTCTTGTAAATACGCTAATGCGTTAGTGGTAACCGCTGGATCTTGTAAGTAGCAATAAACTGTCCCGGAGTCTACGTCATACGGTGGAATAGGAAAGCCTGCGGCGGGTAGCGCGTACTGTAAGGTTTCTTGGATCCGGTCTCCGGTGGTCTGGACGTCCGGTCCGACCGTTATCTTAAAACGGCCTAGAGCGGAGTAGAGATCGTCGGCCGCTAAGAGAGTGATAAAATACTTGTCTACGGTGACGTCGGTAATTTGTCCCTGAAACCGCGTGTACGGTATCCCGCTGAAATACGCCTCAATATGGACGGTACTTCCTAAGTCAAAATAGGAGAGGTCATCGTCAAAGTTTCCGAGCGTAGAGTCTTTTAAAATTGTGACGCTAGCGGTGGAGGCATTGGGTTGGGAAGTGACGTCGGGTCGTCCATAGTTAATAGTGACGCCCTCGAGCGCGCCAACGTGAACCGCTAACGGAGCGCCTCCGCTCGGTTTGGTTATATATATGCCGACCGGGTTCGTCATATCGGATTAACGAGTCCGAGCCTTGCGGCGTCTTGTGTCAATAGTTGTCTAATCTGCCGGGCGACCGCGGACGGGTCCAGCGCGCCGGAGACGTTGATCGTGATACCGCCGCCAAGGTTCCCTAGTTTTGATAATGGGATCACGGCCTCAGACTCGCCGCCCTCGCCGATCATGGCCAGAGTTGGGGACGTGACGATCCCGCCCTCGGCTAGACGCGGGATCTTAACTTTCGGGATCTCGCCAAAATTAACGAACGGGCCGGCGGCTTTATCTATCCCGTCTAACGCTTTATTTAGCCCACCAATAACGAAGTTAATTCCAGCCTCGAGCGCGGAGAGGATCCCGTTTAGGACTCCCTTAAAAGCGCCGACGATCCCATCAAAAATAGTTACCGCGAAATCCTTAACGCCTTGGAGGACTCCGATAATACCGTCCTTAAATTTGATTATTCCGTAGATCGCAAGTCCGAACGGTCCGGTAATGATCGCGAGCAAAAGCGGCCAATTATTAGAGATCCAACCGAAAACGGTTTTAATGAAATCCCAAAATACGTTAAAACCGGCTTTAAGTCCGTCAATGACTTTTCCGAAAATGTCAAATTTGACTTGGAGCGCGATTAGGGCCGCAATAATCGCGAGAATGACGACCGCTCCGGTCGCTACCCATAACGCCGAAAATGAGGCGGTCGCGGCGGTAGTTGCGGCGGTGACCGCAACCTCTGAGGCGACTACGGCGCCGTTAGACGCGGCTAGCCCTCCGTTAAGTATCGCGGTGACCGCTTGGATCGTGTTGTAGATACCGAGCGCGACATTAGCGGCGATGATCGCGGCGGCAAGTGTTCCGACGACCGCGACAATCGCAACAATTAGCCCGGTGTTTTTTTGGACGAACGTCGCCAATTTGGTTAGAGCGGGGAGCATTTTATTAGCAATCGGGAGGACCGCGGCTCCTATTGACTCTTTAGCCTCGTCCATCTGAATTCCGAAACTCTTAAATTTACCTTGCGCGGTGTTGGCGGCCGTGGACGCTTGACCGGCGAACGTCTCAGAGAGCGCCGACATAACTTCATCGGTGGACGCGCCGTCGGCGATTAGTTTCGTGAGCGCCGGATCTAGTTTTTTAAGCGGTCCGAGTTGCCCGTTAAACGCTTTGGAGAGCGCGTCCGAAACCGCGCCGAGGTCTTTCCCGGTCCCCGCGGAAATATTGAGAGCAATCCCTAAAAGATCTTGAGCCTCGGTTATGTCTCCGGTTCCTCTAACTAGAGAGTCCAGAGCGGGACGGAGTTCGTCGTCGGCGACGGCGGCCGCCACGGAAGTCTGAGAGATAAATTTCTCTACGGCGGCGATCTGACTATCGGTCGCGCCTGTCGAGTTGCGTAACGATCCGGCTAGTAACTCTTGCGCGGCGGCGTCCTCTACGGCGGCCTTAGTAGCGGAGACAAGTCCGGCGGCTACGGCGACAAGAGCGGCGGCGGCGGGGACGGCCGCCTTTTTAATAGCAAATTGGGCTTTAGCGCCGGCGCCCTCCAAACTCTTAAAGTCTGCGATCGCTTTATCTAACCCTTTAGGGTTCCATTCGCTAATAATTGGGACGGAGATACTCATCGCTTTACCTCCACGATGTTACGTCCGACTTCGGCCATGACTCGCGCGACGATCGGCTCTAATTCTTTTTGGAAAAGGTCTATGGAATTTTCCGCGCCAGCCCACATAAAGCGGGACGCTCCGCGACCGATCGCTCCGTCTAACGCGCTATGGAAATTAGGTCGGGCTCGAAACGCGTTTTTACTTTTCATTCCTCCAGCGCGTCCGGCCATATCTGCCATAATGAGCGGTCCGCCCTTGGCGATGATCTTTACCGTTCCGACGGTTTCGTAGACGGCACCGGTGGCGGCGTTTCTTTTTCTCGCGTTTCGAGTGTCTACCTTTAGAACGATGTTTTTATCTTGTCCGCGTTTCCAGCCGGTCCGCTTTAAGTGATCCATACCAGAAAGCGGAGCGGTCTCGGGGGATAGTTCACGAATAGCGGCGAGCATTGGCTCCGCCGCTTTCTTAATGTCTTTACCGATCTCACGGCGGAGCGCCGGCTGAGTTTTGTTTAACTCTTTTAATGCGCTTTTAAGACCGACGACCTCAACGGACGCGGAGACGCTCATCGTTTAGACCGGCGTTTCTTGTTAATTATGTCCGCGAGTGTTACGAGCATGGCCCCATCGTTTACTAATTCGGACGGCGGGATCCCGGTCTCCGCGGCAACCTCGGCGACTAATCGTCCGAGGCTACCGCTTGGATAGGGTCCGCCGTATCGCCCTCTAAGACGTCAAGGTTTTTTATCTCTTGGGCGAATTGGTCAAAAGTTTTTCCGCTTACGTTGCCCGACATTTTGCCAGCCTCGTAAGCAATATAAGCGAGGTCCTCTAAACCGAGTCCGTCGGTCTGGATCTTGCTCGCTTTGGTCTTATATTTGCGTTCCCAAAGCATGATTACCCACGGGGTCGTATTGACCTCGTAGGAGTCGCTGAGTGTCTCGACACGTAGACGGAGTTCCATCGGATTAGGCGAACGTGACCGCGCCGGATACGGCGAAAGTGAGGTCAATTTCTAGGGCGCTATCTGCGGCACCACCAGCGACGGGGAAAACCGGAATAATGTCGCCGGTTGCGGTTCCTCCGTTGGGGAGGCCCATCTCAAACGGGACCGCGGTTCCTGCGGTTGCGGCGGTTACGAGAGCGTCACAAAATGAACCAGCCTCGCCCCAATCTTGGAACGCTTTAACGCCGAGTTCCCACGTAACCGGTCCGGAGACGGCCGCGTTAGAAGTTAGCGAGATGTATTGATCCACGGTCTGCGATGGTGTGAGTGTGACCTCGGAACATTGGACGGAGTAATCCACCGAGTTAATTTCCACGGTGAGTTGGCGTCCTGTCTGAACGAATAAAGGCATTTAGGGTCTCCTTGCGGTAGTTGTAATGGTGAGGTTATAGGACGGGAGGTCTTGGTTTCCGACATTGTAAACGCCGGAGACACCTCCCGTGGTGACTAGACCGGGGAGCGCGATAATCACGTCCGCGAGTTCTAACACTTTTTTCATACTGTCCCGGTTACCCGGAGGCGGAGCGACACAAGTAACCGAGAAATTTATTTGGACGAGCGACGCGCTTAACGGAGTGATACCGGGCGGGTCCACGATCACGGCCGGCGGTCGGAGGTTCCGAACGTCGTCCACTACCGGGAGCCCGGCGTCCTCGAGTAACTCTATGACAAGATCGTAGGAGTCGTTTAAGAGGCTCATACGGCTACCGGACGGTTACACCCTAGGAGTTTTAAGATCTGTCCCATAGAGCCGATAGGCGCGACGGTAGACATGTCTTGGAAACTTTGATAGGAGTCCACGGATCCGCGTTCACGATAAAGCGCGGAGGCATACAAGACGACCGCGAGACGGCAAGCCTCATCGGGGACGGCGTTTACGAGATCGTCATACGCGCTCGAATAACGGCGCCTATAGCACCATTCGTTCCCGGCTTTAACCGCGACGTCTAAATAAGCCTCGTCCTCGGCGCTCGCCGGCTCTACGCCAAGAAAACCTAGGACGTCCTCATCGTCTGCCCACGTGACCGGAACGTTTACGCGGCCCGGTGTATCTGCGAGAGCGTGATTATGGTTCCCGACATCGTAGGTGATCGTGAGATCGTCGGTATCTATCGCCGTAATGACGTGAGTCCCGTTATAGGTCCCGTTAGCCATGACGCCGGCGACGTGGACGGTATATCCGACATAGAGCCCGGTGACGTCGGAGAGCGTGAGCGTATGGTCTCCAGAGACGGCTACCGCTTTAGTAACTCGTTTCTCTAAGGCCATGGCTCACACTCTCCTAGTCGTTTGGGGGTTGGGGATCAGAGCAGGAGCGAGCCGGTGCTAAGCGCAATATCTGCCACGGCGAAAATGCCGCGGAACGCTAGACGGGTTGAGAGGGTAGCGGGTTGCTCAACTCGAATGGCCCCGCGACGATCCTCATACAACTCCACGGCCGAGGCTGAGAGCATGATCGCGGCGCGGTCACCAGCGACGAGACCGAAATCGTCGGAGACGATCAAAGCCAAGCCGAGAGGGTTACCGGTGAGAGCGGTCGCTCCGTTGAGGGTACCGGCGGCGTTAGATGGTCCGAGGTACGGGAAAATTCGGTTTCCGCCGGAGTCTTTCGCTCCACCAATCGCGGCCCACACGTGACTACGGATAATCAAGTGGCTAGGCATACGACCGAAACCGTTTTTAATTTCTGCGGCGGCTGAGTAGAGGCTTTCGATAACTTCGTCGCCGTCGGTCCAGTCGCTGACCTGAGCGGTTGCGCTGGTTGATCCGTCGTAAACCTGACCGAGAGCGTAGGTCTCGGTGGTCTTGGCGTAAACGTTCGCCATGTCTGCGAGGACTCGCTCAACCATTGAGGGTTCGCTGAAACTCTGCGCTTGTTCCGAAATGTCCAAGTATCCGCCGAAAAACTTTTTATCGACTTGGATACGGTCTACTTCGTATTTCTGCGAGGCGAGAGTGTCAAACTCTGCGGCCTGTAAAGCGACGGCCGTATGTTGGCTCACCTTGCGGCGGAAAAACGACTCGCCTCCGGCGGGCGGTGCGAAAGTTCCGCGGGCCGCGATGAACGGGCGCTCGTCTGTGAGTGTGTCGAACACGTCGCCGATGAGCGGCTCGGGGATCATGCCGGGAATATCTGAGACGACGCCATTAGCGGCTCGGACTTCCGGAGTCATGTTCCCGGAGACGAGTCCGGAGATGTAATCCGACGCGCTGACGCGACGGGCGGCCTTAACGATGATCGGCGACGTGTTGGACGTTGCCTCGGTTGTGATTGGTTCCATAGTTTCTGTTTCCTCCTCGGAAATTTCGGTTTTCTTTTTGTTGGTTTCGTCCTCGTCGGCGGTTGCCTCGTCGGACTCTTGGTCTTGGTCTTGCTCTGAGGCCGCGACCGTTGCGATCTTGGACTCGGTAAAAGCGCCCCACGGGACTAAAGATAGTTCCCTCCAAGCGCCTGACTCGACGACGAGGGTATCGCCGTCGTAGTGGAATTTTTGGACGTCTACTCCGACGCTAACCGCGTCTAATACTCCGTCGGCGGCGAGTTGGAGAGCGATATCGCCCTCGGGAATGGCGGAAACTTTCGCGACGAACATCATTCCCTCGGACGTGCTAACTCTTTCGGTAACGACGCCGATCGGGTTGGTCGGTGAATGGTCGCGGATTAGTTTTGGTGCGGGTCCGTCGGTTGGGAGCGATCCCTCGAGAAACATGACCGGGCCTGTTGAGGCGTTCGCGGGGATATTCCACGGGACCGCGACTCCGGTTATTTCACGCTTGGGCGTTCCGTCGGCGGCCGCGACCGTGAGAGAACTTTCCGACGCTCGAATAGTGAGTTTCATCTGTTATTTCCTTGCGGGTTTGGTTGGTCTTGTGGTTGGTCCATTGGTGCCGGGTCTGGACTATGGACGTCTAGAGGGTTGTCTAGCCATGCGGAGCGGTCTAGCCGGATTATTTGTCCGCGTGGAGTTATGTCCTCGGCGCTGAGACGTTGCTCTATGGCCTCAATGTAGGGCAGGGCTCCGAATAGGACCGCGGCGCTTTTAGCGTCTACCGCATTGGTGTAAGTCATACCGGTACCGGTCGGGGCTCCGACGAGGTACGGCGGAACGTTCGCGAGACGAGCGAGGTCTAGCGCGGAATGTTGGCGGGCCTCTACAAGTTGGAGACGTGCCGGGTCCATCGTGGACTCGTGCCACTCAAAGCCGGCGGAGATCGCGGCGACCGCTGAAGTGTCGCGGGCCTCGGCCCAACCATCGGCGGCCTCTTTCATAAACTCTGGCGGGAGAGGTTCGCCCTCGGTCTGTTGTAACCAGCCGAACGCGGTCGGAGTAGTAGCGAAACGCCAAGCGGCGACGTCTAAACGTTCGGCCGTGTTGATCGCTCGAGCGCCAACCTCTAAGAGAGCGGATACGGGAGAGTAAAAGATCTTTACGTCATTGTTCGCTAACGCTTGCCCGTTAAACGTGACCGTATAGTCACCTATGGGAGCGTTCCCGGCAAACATGGCGGCTTGAACGTTCATATAGACGGCGGGTAACCATTGGAACGACGCCGGGAGTCCGGTTGAGTAACGCGTTTTTACGTAGAGGTATCCGCGACCGTAGAAATACATGTCGTCAAATAGCCAACTCAGACTGTGGGAGCGGGTCGTTAATGGATCCGGGCGGAGTTGCCACGGTTCCGGAGCGAGAGGGATCTCCTCTAGAAACTCTCCGTTCCATTGGGTCCCGTAACGGCGGATCGGTAGCGACGCGATAAGCGAGGCGAGAATGTCGCGAGCGCGTGAGATCGTGGGGAGCGCCATCGCGCGCTCGCGTCCGGCCCCGACGACCGAGAGCGCGAGCGCGGAGGCTCCAGCGGTTACGGACGCCGTGTCGCCTCCGTAACTCGCTTGGACCGTTGTCGTTTTGTCTCGAGAGAAAATTCCCACGAGCGGATTATTACACGAACGCGAAACGATAAGCGCGGATAGTTAGAGATAGAGAGAATGGTCTAGCGTCGCGACGTTGCGATAGATGGGCGGGTCGTTGATCTTGCCCGGGACGCGAGCGCGATCCCGAAAACGGAGACGCGCGCCAACTCAATCGGGCCGGGGCTTTTAACGCTTGACAGTACTACGCCGTTTTGGGTGCGTGACATGACGGCGCGGGAGAGATGTTCCACGAGTAAAGCGTCTCCGCGGTGGAGGACGCGTCCCTCGAGAAACATTCCGCGGACGAGCCCGGTCCATTTTGAGAGTTCGCCGATACCTACGACCGTTTTTCGTTTCTCTAACTCTTTCGGAGTGTGGAGATCTAGCGTCGGGGTTACGGCGAGGATCGTTCTCGTTCCCGGTGGAAGTAGCCGGCGGACGTTTTCCCATAGTGCTAGTTCCGAGTTCACGATGAACGCGGTTTCTAGGAGGACGCGATCTCCGAGGTCGGTCGTCAATACTCCGACGTAACGCGACTCATCTAATGACGAGTCCACGGATAGGACGGCCGGCGGGATATCAAAGACGTCGGCGGTTTCGGATCGGTTGAGGATCTGAGAGTCCAGCCATGCGGAGTCATGGGATACCCACAAATTTAGGGAGCCTCTGAGGTAGGCGGCGCGGTTGGGGTTTTTGGACTCGGCTTGGATCGTCTCTAACTCGAGCATATGCCCGAGACTAGGGTTAGCAAATTCCATCGTTTCTATACTTTCCGGATCGGCGGAGGGCGGGGGTGACCATTCCGCGAAAAAGAGAGGCGACGGATCCGGGGAGTCTATGGCTCGGAGACCTTGCTCCCGCCAACGTAATAAGAGTTTGCTCGCCTCGGTGCCGGCGGTGCTGAACATGGCGAGGTGCGGACTTTTTCTAGCGCGTTGGGACGGAATGAGTCCGACGTCTAGAACCTCCTCGGAAATATCCCAACATTCGTCCGCCGCGATTAGGTCGGGGCTCCGTCCGTGACCGGCGCTCGGTGTCGCGGCCCTAACTAGCCAGAGACTCCCGTCGGGCATACGTAACTCGTTACGACCGTAGGACCATTTACTTTTCGCGCCGTAATGACTCTCTAAGATCGGCGCGAGATCTTGGAACAAACTAACCGCGAGGTCTAACGCGTGAGCGGTCGTAATAACCGTCTGAGGCGTTTTCCGTTCGGCGGCCATGACAGTAAGCCAGCCTCCCACCAAAATTTTAAGTAAAGCCGTTTTTCCATTTTGTCTAGCCACGGAACAAAGACTCGTCCGGTACTCCAAACCGTAACCGGGAGGCGCGTCCTCATTGTTTACGCTGAGGATCCCCTCGAGCGCGAGACGTTGCCACGGAAAGAGCGATATCCCGAGCGTCCTCTCTCCCCATTCCGCAAACTCGCCGGCGTAATTCCTTGCCCCTAGTGGTCGCGTGTAGAGCCTCGGGAAAGATCGGTCTACTTCGGCCGCTTTCGGCTTGGATCGGCTCGGATCGGTTTTGGTCCGCTTGGATCCTTTGGGATAGACAGAAGATGGGGGCGTCCTAGGTTTTCTTGGCGTAGAGCCGGCGAGCGCCGAGGACGAGGCTTATTTAGACGTCGCGGTTAAAGCCGGGAACGAATGGTGCTATAGGCGCCGTTATT